CGGATGATTGCGTTCGTGGAGGCTCATGGCGGAGATCCGACGCAGCTCTGATTCCGGGCGCCCGATCGGCGACGACCACCATCGCACGCGCATCCCTGACTGGGCGGTGCGCGCGATGCGGGACGCCTACGAGTTCGAGGACTTGACGGTCGAGGAGGTCAGGGTCATCATCGGCCGCAGGCTCGGCATGGTGCTGAGCTACTCGACGGTCAAGAGCATCCTGTTCTACCAACGGCGCAACGTGCAGGCACGGCTGGACTGATGGCGAAGACGACGTTCGAGAAGGTCGACGAGACGATGGCGAAGCCAACGGTGATGGCGTTCGTCGGCGGCGCGTTCCTGGCGTGGCTGCTGACCCGGTTCTTCTGCGCGCTATGAGTCCTGCGGACGTGGACATCGACGACCTGGCGGCCCACATCAGCGAAGGCGGGACGCTGCGCCAGTGGTGCCGTGACAACGAGGTCAGCCATCAGACGGTCTACCGGGCGATAAACAGCTCCAAGGAGAACCAGGACCAGATCGCGCGCGCGCGGGATTTGGGATACGACGCGATCGCCGAGGACTGCTTCGACATCGCCGACGGGGCCGAGCACACGAGCGAGGGCGTGCAGCACGCGAAGCTGCGCATCTGGACGCGCACGCAGCTTCTGGCCAAGTGGCAGCCGGCGAAATACGGCGACAAGCAGCACGTGACGCACGCCAACGACAAGGACCAGCCCATCACGATCGTGACGGGCGTCCCGCAGCCGCGCGAAAAAGATCCGGGCGACGACGTAGACCTCTCCGCGTTCGAGTAGCATCTCCGCCATGGAGAAGACCGAATCCGGCCTCTACGTCCCGCAGGCCGCGTTGCCCGCCGGCTACGCGAAGTTCGACGCCGACGCTGAACACGGCGGCTGGCCGGTCGCCATCGCGGTGGCGTTCATCACCGCGGTGACCGCGTCGCCGTGCGGCAAGGTCTGCCACATCTACACGACCACTTCAGAGGAACCGTTCGCCGTTGCAGGGTCGCTCGAGGCGGTCACCGGCAAGATCCGCGAGGCGCAGCAGTGAGCGACGACCTCTCCGAGTTTGACGGCCAAGACGCCGGGATGCCGCCGCCCGACGAGCGTCAGCAACTCGCGGACGCCGAGCCCGAGGCCGGTCTCGTCAACTGGAACCCGGCCGCGAACGCGATGGCGGACGCGCAGGGCGTGGAGCCAGGTTCGTGGGACTGGGTGCAAGCCGGGCCGGCGGCGTTCAGCGGCAGCAGCGGCGCGCAGGCTAGCTATGGATGGGACCACCGCCACAAGCTGCGCCCCGACTACATCCGCGCGGTGTTGGCCAACTACGGCCACCGGCGCAGCTACTACAGCAACGCGCCCTATCGGCAATTCGGCTACGAAGCCGCCGGCCGCCCGCACGGATGGGAGCCCGAAAGCCCCGGCGATCAGCGCGACGGCAGCACGATCTACATGACGAGCAGCGGCCCGGTGCGCGTGACCGGCCCCGATGCTGAACACCTATGGCTGACGCCGCTGTTCGCGCTCGTGGACGACCCTCAGCCGATCCTGGTTGATACGGGCATGGGCAACCAACTGCCGTCGAACGTCGTCGCGAAGTGGCTGGCGACCATGCTGGTATCGTCGGCTGTCGGCATGGTGCGCGACCATCGAACGAAGGACGGCAACCCCTACCCGTGGACCTACGGCGACCGCGCCACCGGGCGCATCCTGCACACGATCACGGAAGGTCTTCGCCGCGGCTGTCTGCCGGCGAGCGACATCCCGACCGCGGCGCATTGGATCGGCGGCGTCGTGCTGCCGTTCTACGAATCGGGCGCAGGTATTCACCGCTTCGGCCGCTACACCCCTGGCGTGCACCCAGGGGGCGCCGACGGCAAGTTTCCGATCGGTCTATTCAACGGGCTGCACTGGATCGTCCCTGCCGCCCACGACGCCGCCATCGTGCTGCGCAAGAAGGGCGCGAAGAAGTGGGCCGACCGCTTCGACCGGCTCGTCGCTCGGTGGTCGTTGTGGATGTCCGACATGCACGAGGTTCTGCCGCACGAATGCTTCCGCGCTGATCGCGTGTTCGTCGGCCCCGCGATCGAGGCGATGGACCGCCCGCCCGCGTCGATCAAGAAGCTGCTGCGGGCGGAACACTTCCACCAGTCGTTCGATTTCCGATCGTGGGCGTTCCGCGCGGTGGACGTCGCCGCCGAAACGCTCAACTCAGCGCCGTTGCGCGAAGCGCGCGACCGCATCGCCGACGACTACCGCAACGACGCGAACGCTCGCGCCTGGATGGTGCGGGCATGACGGAGCAAGGTCGTAGCCGCACCCGAGCTCGCGCGGTGGCGCGCAAGGTTCGCGAGTCGAACCGCCACTTCGAGACCATCGTGCTCGAGGGCAGCGCCAGCGGCGCGGCCACGGCAATCTCACTCACCGCGGGTGCCGGTGGCGCGCTCGCCATAGGCGACCTTGGCTTGCCGATCGAGACGCGGAAGCGCTTGGTGCGGCTCGCGGTGGCGTGGCTCGACGGCGGGGCGCCGGCCGGCGACTGGACGATCGAAGTCTTCAAGCGCGGTGCGGGCGGCACGTCGTGGGCTTCGGTGGCCACGTTTACCGTCGAGACCAGCTAGGCACATAACTTCGCGCCCGGCCGCCTAGCATCCCCGCATGGCAGCCGATCCCTTCACCCTCACGGCGCATGCCCGCGAAGCCATCTTCGAGGACATGAACCTCGCGACGGACACGTTCAACATGATCCTGATTGGATCATCTACGAACGTGACCACGTCCACCACCTACGCCGGTCTCACCGGTGAGCTCAGCACGGCCAACGGCTATACGTCCGGCGGCCAAGCCACCGCGGTGACGCTCACCTACAGCGGCACCACCACGACGATCGACACGTCCGACGAGACGTGGACCGCGTCTGGCGGCAGCATCGTGGCGCGCTACGCTGCGATCCGCAACGTGACGACTGGCGACATGCTGGGCTACATCCTGCTCGACAATACGCCGGCCGATGTCACGGTCACCGACGGCAACGACCTGACAATCTCGATCAACGCTTCGGGTCTCAAGACCTTCACGTTCTAGCGCCATGGTCCAGTTCCTCGTGTGGAACGGCGAGGATCGGCCGCCGATCGTCACCGTCGCCAGCCTGCCGTTCTCGAACGGCAACCCGTCGGTTGGCGATCAGCTCGACGTGATCCGCAACGACGTGAATGTCGGCACGGTCTCGATCGAACGTGTGCAGGCGTCCCGGCGCCGGGCATTGGTCGAGCTGGTCAGCGGCGACCTGCCCGAAGCCGGCGACGTGCTGCGGCACAACGGCAACAGCGACGCCGACGTTGAGTCGGTGAACAACGCGCCGGCCCGCCGTGGCGACGTGGTCGACATGCTCGACGACGGCGTGCACCCCGGCCGCAAGATCGTGACCGGAGAGAACTGGGACGACCCGGTGGACTACTCGACCAACGGCACCCGGCCCGACTTCGTGATCTTCGACGTCTCTGGGTATACCGCGCAGCAGGCGCGTATCGCGCTCGCGAACCGTCTCGCGCAGAACATCGTCGGCCTTCCGGGCACGCCGCGCCTGCTGCCCGACATCATCGGCAAGTCGCTGCGCATCGACTACGGGGATCTGCCGGGCGCTGCGATCACGTCGCTACAGGCGAACGGTCGCGTCACGGCGACCGCTGCGCAGTTCGTGCCGTTCGTCAAGCTCAAGCGCGGTATCACGACGCAGGACATCCGCGACACGATCACCGCGAACGGCAGCCGCCCCGACGAACTGACCGCCTACCTGTAGCGCACCGCCCATGGCATCCAACGACGTAGGATCGACTGGCGACTACGCCACGTTGGCGACATGGGAGGCCGCGCGGCAGGGGTCGAACGACGCGACGGAGACGGCGGTCCTTCTCAGCGAGGACCACGCGAACGACGCAGGCGCAACGATCGACGGGTGGACGGGCACCTGCGAGCACGTCGAGATCACGGGCGCGGTCGCGCAGGATGGCGACATCACGACGGGTGCGCGCTACCAAGGTCGAAGCAGCAACGGCTACGTGGTGGTCGCCGCCGAGGCCAGCATCGCGGTCGACATCTCGGACATCTCGGTTGAGGTTACCGGGGGCTTCTACATCGGGTTGCTGCAACACACTGACGGCGCGACCTACGACAACGCGCTGCGTTTCAGCATCTCCCGCTGTCTCGTTGTCTCGACGGTCGACAACTTCGGGGTTGCCGGGGTTCAGATGAACGTGCGCTCGACGAACATGAGCGCCGCCAACCGCATCGGCCTCGATGTCGACAACTGCGTGTTCGCAGGACTCCCGAGCACGTCGTGGGCGCTAGAGCTGGGCTACAGCGGCGGCCCGCGCCAGAACATGGACGTGATCGTTCGCGGTTCCACGTTCTACAACGCGCAGAGCCGAGTGGGTTCGTCGCACAGCACATCGACAACGTCCATCCTGTTCCGCGGCTGCTTGTTCCGCACGCCTGCCAGCGCGGACGCATTCACTGACGACACCAGCGGCGGCACCTACTCGATCACCAGCGAGGACTGCCTCGGCGACGAGACCAGCGCGACACACAGCGCGGACTTTAGCACCGTCACGAACTACACCGAGGTCACGTTCAACGACAGCGGCACGCCTGCGGCGGGTGAGGTCTCGTTCACGGACGCGGCGAACGATGACTACTCGCTGGTAGACAACGCCAACAACGAGGCTCTGGCCTACGTGACCAGCGGCGGCTCGATGCCGAGCGACGACATCCTCGGCACGACGCGCGACGCCACACCGGACGCGGGCGCGTTCGAGGTGGTCACGGCGGGCGACGTCACGGTCGACGTGCCGACCGACTCGGTCACGGTGGCCAGTCCGACGCCGACGGTCGAGAACAATGTCGTGGTCGCCGTGCCGACCAGTTCGGCCACGGTCGAAGAACCGACGCCGACCGTCACGACGACGGAGCACGTCGTGGTCGCCGTGCCGACCGACACGGTCACGGTCGACAGCCCGGTGCCCACGGTCACGACGACTGAGAGCGTCACGGTCAGCGTCCCGGCCGACACCGTCACGATCGACAGCCCGACCCCGACCGTCACCACGTCCGAGGACATCACGGTCAGCGTCCCGACGGACACTGTCACGATCGACAGCCCGATCCCGACGGTGACGACAACCGAGGGCGTCACGATCGACGTCCCGAGCGACACCGTTACGATCGACAGCCCGATCCCGGTCATCGACGTGCCGGTGACGATCGACGTGCCGACGAGCACGGTCACGATCGGCGACCCGGTGCCGACGGTTGGCGTCGATCGCGTGATCGAAGTCCCGGCGCCGGGGACTGTCACGATCGAAGGTCCGATCCCGACGATCTCGAGCACGATCCCGGCCTCGATCATCACCGTGATCCCGGTCGACCAGGTCGTGCAGTTCGACGAGGGCGATGAGGTTGTGCTAACCTTGACGGGGCCGAGCGCCACCGACCCGAAGGTTCGGATCATGGTGCAGTTCCTGCAAGACGATCCCCGACGCTTGTGACGACCATCGACCTCGGTTACCGGCCCCGCCGGTGGCAGCAGTCTACGCACGAAGACCGCAGCCACTACTTCGTGCTCGCCGTCCACCGCCGTGCCGGCAAGACGAAACTCGCCGTGGCCGACCTCATCGACAGCGCGCTGCGGTTCAACCTTGACCGCGGCATGTATGGCTACATCGCGCCGCTACGGACGCAGGCCAAGGCGATCGCGTGGGGCGAACTCAAGGCGATGTGCTCGAACCTCATCATCGCCGGCAAGGCCGAGGTGAAGGAAAGCGAGCTCGCCGTCGAGTTCTGGAACAACGCGACCATCCGCCTGTTCGGCGCGGACGACCCTGACTCGTTGCGCGGCTACCGATGGGACAAGGTTTGGCTCGACGAGGTCGCGCAGATGAAGAGCGACGTGTGGCCGGAGGTCGTCATGCCGGCCTGCCAGGACCGCAACGCGCCGGCCGGCTTCATCGGCACACCGAAGGGCGTCGATGCGTTCAGCGAGCTGTTCTACCGCGGGCTGCACGACACGACGGGCATGTGGGCGTCGAAGCGGTGGACGGTCTACGACACCGGCGTCTTCACGCCCGAGGAGATCGAGCGCATCAAGGGGCAGATGAGCGAGAAGGCGTTCGCGCGCGAGTTCATGTGCGACTTCGACGCCGGCTCAGAGGATCAGCTCATCAGCATGACCAGCGTCGAGGCCGCCGCGCGGCGCCCGGCTACGCCCGACAAGGCGCACGGCGCCTCGGTGATCCTCGGCGTCGACCCGGCGCGTTTTGGGGACGACCGCACAGCGATCGTGCGCCGTCAGGGCGTCGTCTGCTACCCGCCGGTCATCATGCGCGACGCCGACAACATGCGCGTCGCCGACGCGGTCGTGCAGCAGAAAGAGCTACACGGCGCCGACGCGATCTTCGTCGACATCGGCAACGGCGCCGGCGTGGTGGATCGCCTGCGGATGCTCGGCCACCAGGTCATCGAGGTGCCGTTCGGCGGCAAGGCCACGGCGGACACGCTCTACCTCAACAAGCGCGCGGAGAAGTGCTGCCTGATGCGCGATTGTATCGACGCGGGCGGGTGCATCCCGGACGACCTCGGCCTCAAGCAAGAGTTGTGCGCGCCCACTTACACCTACGACAACCGCGGCCGGGTGAAGCTCGAGAGCAAGGACGACATCGTCAAGCGCATCCCAGAGATGAGCCCGGACAAGGCGGATGCGTTGGCGTTGACGTTCGCAGCCCCGGTGGCGGCGAGGACCCCGATGTCGGAGCTCCAGAAGCGATACCCGAACCTGCCGATCGACAACATCGGCCAGCCGGAACGGTGGTCCCCGGAGTGGTAGGCACATAACCGACGGGCGGTTCGGCGACGATCGCCAGCCGTGGCCACCATCACCGTTGACGAGGTTCCGATCGACCTGCTCAAGATGCACGGGGAGGATCTGTTCCGCCTCCACTACTTGGAGCTGTCGAAGGACACCGATCGCGACCTGGCGCCGGACTGGGCTACGTTGGCCTACCTCGAGGAGCTCGATCACCTGCACACCGTCGTCGCGTTCGATGACGACGAGCTGATCGGCTACAGCGTCAGCATTTTGGCGAAGCGCCACATGCACTACCCGTTCGGCTACGTCCAGAACGACGTGCTGTTCGTCCGCAAGAGCCACCGGGGCACGAGCGTCGGCGGGCGGCTGATGCAGGCGGTGCGAGACTGGGCGAAAGCCCGCGGCGCCGCGGAAGTCATGTGGCACGCCAAGGACGGCACGCCTTTGCACACCATGCTGGACCGATCCGATCGGTTCATGCTCAGGGACCACATCTACGCGGAGCGAATCTGATGGCGACAGTAGGCGCGGTGACCGCGATTGTTTCCGCCGCGATCGGCGGAGTTCAAGGCGACCAGCAGCGCAAGGCAGCGAAGCGAGCCCGGCGCCGTCAAGGCATCGCGCAGCAATCCGCCATGAGCCGCCAGTCGGCGACGGCGGCGCGCGCACGCGCCCGCGAAGAGCAGACCCGGCGGGGCCGGCAACTGGCGATCGCCAACGCGGCGCGCGTCGGCGCCGAAGACCGCGTGCCGACCGGCACCGGCGGTGAAGGGCGGAGGACCCTCGGCTGATGAACGTCCCCGCGGAGAAGCGCCCCATGGGCGATACCGAGAACAAAACGCACGAGTGGATGCTCCAGCGTCTGCACGAGCGTCACGAGCGGTTGAAAGCGGCCTACACGGACCACCGCCGTTCGCACCAGGACATCACGCGGCTGTTCTGCCCGTGGCGCGGCCGGTTCTTCCGCAAGGCGCGCGTCAACAAGCCGGTTACCGACAGCAACGAGGTCTACGACAGCACAGGCTTCCGCGCGTTGCGCGGCATGGGCGCGTTCCTCATGGGCGGCGGCTCGAGCCCGGCGCGTAAGTTCTTCCGCCTGACGTGTCCCGACCCGGACCTCGCCGAGATCCACGCGGTGCGGGAGTTCTACTCGGAGAGCAACCGGCGCATGCGCTTCGTGATGGCGCGCAGCAACAGCTACCAGGCGCTTCACAACATCTACGAGGAGTATTGCGCCTACGGCACCGCGTGCGCGCTGATGGAGCGCGACTTCGACGAGGTGGTGCGGCTCCACGTGCAGACGGTCGGCCAATACTACTTGGCCACCGACCCGAACGGCGTCGTCAACACCGTCTACCGCGAGTTCGAGATGTCGGTCGCGCAACTCATCAAGGAGTTCGGCATCGACCGGATGACGGATGAGATCAAGTCGCTCGCGGCGAACGGCCAGCTCGAGCAGCATTACACGGTGGTGCACGCGGTCGAGCCGCGCGAGGATCGCCAGCTCGACAAGCTCGACCAACTCAACATGCCGTATCGGTCGGTCTACTTCTTCCGCGGCGAGCGGCGAGACGTGCGAACCCGCGGCATCCTGCGCGAGGGTGGCTACAAGACCTTCCCGTATCTCGTGCCTCGGTTCTCGGTAGCTGACCGGAACGCGTGGGGCTTCGGCGCCGGCCACGAGGCGTTGCCGCACTGCAAGCGGTTGCAGAACATGCAACTCTCGCTCGCGCGCAGCGTGGCCTACGCGGCCGAGCCGCCGATGCAGGGGCCGCCGACGTTGTCGGGCAAGGAAGTGAAGCTCCAGCCCGGCGGTTACACGCCGGTCGCCACGTCGAACGGCCAGAAGATCGAGTCGCTGTTCAACGTCCAGACGGACGTGAATGCGCTTTCAGGTCTGATCGAGCAGACGCAGCACCAGGTGCAACGCGCGCTCTACAACGACCTGTTCCTGCTGCTGATGAACAGCCGGCAGGCGAAGACCGCGACGGAGGTCGACGAGCTCCACGAAGAGAAGATGCTGATGCTCGGCCCCGCGCTCGAGCGTTTGCACAACGAGTTGCTTCGCCCGTTCATCGAGCGGTTGTTCGGCTACATGGACGAAGCCGGCTTGCTGCCGGAACGGCCGAGTGAACTCCAGAACATCCCGTTGCAAGTCGAGTTCGTCTCGATGCTCCAGCAGCTCCAGCAGGCCAGCGGCGTGGTGACGCTCGAACGCTTCTTGACGATGATCGGGGCCGGCGCCGAGATGTTCCCGGACATGCTCGACATCATCGACTCGGACACCGTCGGCCGCGACTACGCGGAGATGCTCGGCATCGAGCCCGACAACCTCAAGGACCCCGACGAGGTTGCCGAGCTTCGCCAGGCGCGCAACGAACGCAACGCCGCGCTCGAGCAGGCGGAGGCGCAGCAGATGCAGGCCAAGGCGGCGCGCGACGTTGCCGCGGCGCAGAAGGACGCGCCGTCCCTCGACCAGACCCTCCAAGGCTACACGCTGTGAGGGCTGTAACAGGGGCGCAACGCAGATAAGGATTCGGCCGCTCCGGAGGTTCTACTCATGTGGCCCGTGAAGACATGGAAGACATCCCCCAATGGGCTATCTTAGCCGGGCAGGTCGTTGCCGGGCTGGCGGCCGTCGCCCTCGCCGTGCTCAAGGCGGTGCCGCCGATCCGCAAGGCGATCCAGGCGGCGCGCATGAAGCGCGACCGGCAGACCGTGCTACAGAACGCGCGTGTGTTCCGCATGTTGAATGCCCTGATGCGGGAGTGGCTCAAGAGCACCGGGTGCCAGCGTGTCCTGCTCCTGCACGCAAGGAACAACGGCCGCCCCTGGCCGATCGACAAGCCGGTCAAGGTTTCGTGCCTCGATCAGGTGATCGTAGACCACGAATACCAGACATGGAGTCGCTGGCAGGATTGGTCAGTAGACCCGCCGTATCGGAACCTTCTGCACGACGTGGTCGCAGCCGAGGCGAACGACACGGGCGTGCTGTTGGTCCGCGATGCGTTGCCTGAGAACAGCACGCTACGGGACGCTTACCGCGCGCAAGGGACGGTTGCGTCGGTTGTGTTCGCGATCCGGTGGCTGCCCGATAACCAGCTCATCTATGTCTCGCTCAATTTCGGGTCGGTGGACCTTTCCAAGCCGCGCCCAGAAGACCCCGATGAACTAGACGAGTTCGAGGCCCAAGAGGCTCATTACGTCGAGGAAGCAAAGTCGTTCTTCCGGCAGAAGGACCGCATCCGCGTGAAGGCGGCGAACGCCCGCCAAGTTTGGAGGCTAGCCACATGATTCGCATGGTCCTCGTGATGTCCGCTCTGGCCATCGTCTGCATTGTCGCCGCGGCCATCCTGCATTTTCAGATGCCCGACAGCAGCCTCCCGGTGGTCATCTTGGGGCTCGCGTCGGCCACGATCGTGCCGGCTGCCATCAAGGCGGTGACGGCCTACACGGAGCTAGAAGCCCAGCGGCAGAAGGCTGAGATCGAGGCCGAGCAGCACCGGGACAGGGCGGATAAGCTGTTCGAGGAAACCCAATCCCTCAAGGGGATCAAACCGCCGAAGAACCCATGAAGCGAAGCCTGATCCTGTGCGGCCTGTTGGCCGCGTCCTGCACGCCGACCCACCCTTACACGATGGCCGACCGGGAGACGTTCAACGCGATCGCCCCGGACTACACGCGCTACGTGCAGGCCGACGCGCAACTCAGTCAAGCACAGCGCGACCTCAAGTTGCTCACCGTGGAGACGTGGCGCATGCGCGTCGAAGCCGCGGAGGGCAAGTAGATGTGGGGCGATGCGACCCACTGCGTGCACGGGCACGAGTGGACCGACGCGAACTCCTACCTCTACATGACGAAGAACGGCCCGGCGCGGAAGTGTCGGGCGTGCACGCTCAAGAGGCTCGCCGAGACCAAGGAGGGCGTCGCGCCGTCGGCCGAACTCAAGTCGCTGTTCCAACGCCTGCGCGCGGTTGCGCCCGGAGTTGGAGGCGCGCATCAAGGAGTTGACCCTATGAACGACCTCGATCCGTCCGTCCTCGTCGAGAAGCTAAAGATGTCGGTGTCGGACCCGGCGAAGAAGCTGATCGTTGCCAACCTCGCCCAGCACAGCACGCGCATCGCCGCGCGCTTCCTCACCGACCCCGCCGGGGCCGAAGAGGAGATGCAGTTCGTGCGCGCGGCGGTAGCCAACCTCACCGCTGCCGAGGCGGTGAAGATCCAGAACGTGATCCTCGACTGGCTGGGAAAGCTGGTCCGCGCGGCCATCGTCGGCGCGTAGGCACATAACGCCGATCTGCCCGGCGTAGGCTCCGGGCATGGATCGCGACGACGAGCCCGCATTCGAGGAAACCGCCCGGTGGCTGATGGGTCAGCCGCAGGGGCGGCAGTTCCTGCGTGAGCTGGCTCGCATCACGGGATTTGCGCAAGAGGTCTTAGACAAGC